GGTCAAGTGGCATCAATTATTCACTATGATCTTGAGTATGACAATCTTCTCATGGCATCTATGAGAGGAAGAGCAGGGCAAGTTATTGGTCAAGGATTCTCTGGTAAGAAAACTCAAATGGGAGTCAAAATGTCTAAGACTGTCAAAAAAGTAGGATCTCTTAACTTAAAAACACTCATAGAGTCTGATAAAATAATATTCAAAGATTATGAAATTATATCAGAACTAACAACATTCATACAGAAAAACAATTCATTTGAAGCAGAAGAGGGATCTAACGATGACCTTGCTATGTGTCTGGTCATATATGCATGGTTAGTTCAGAACGATTACTTCAAAGAACTCACTGATCAAGATGTAAGAAAAAGATTATATGAAGAGCAAAAAAATCAAATAGAACAAGATATGGCTCCATTTGGTTTTATGATTGATGGGTTAGATGACAGTAGTTTTGTTGATGCAGAAGGAGATCGTTGGAACAAAGCTGATGAGTATGGAGACAGATCTTTCATGTGGGAATATATGTAAAAGATCAAATTAATAAATAATTTTTAGTTAAATCTGAACGGAACGGAGACAAAAGCATGGCGACTCCTCAATTATCTCCTGGCGTATTAGTCAGGGAGGTTGATCTTACAGTAGGAAGAGCAGATAATGTATTAGACAACATTGGTGCGATAGCAGGCCCATTTAGAATAGGCCCCATCGATGATCCTATACAAGTATCGACAGAAGAAGACTTAATAAACGTCTTTGGTAAACCTCTTTCAACTGATGCACAGTATGAATACTGGCATAGTGCAGCATCATACTTATCATATGGTGGTGTTTTAAAAGTATGTAGAACTGACAGTACAAACTTAAATCAGGCAAACGCTGGTGTTGGTATTGCTTCAACAAACTCATTAAAGATAAAGAATTACGATGACTATAATGCAAGTTATACTTCAGCAAGTAATTTCTCATGGGCAGCAAAGACTCCTGGCTCATGGGGTAATGGATTAAAAGTTTGTGTCATTGACGATCTTGCAGACCAGACAATCGGTATTACAACTGATAACTTATTCAAGGCAGGTGCTATAGTTGGTCAAGGTGTTACAGTCGCATTGAATGATGTAGTCATACCTGGTGCAGGAACAACTTCGACGTTCAACGGATATTTAAAAGGTATAATTACTGGAGTATCAACTGATTCAGTCAACAGTGCATCAACATTCGATGTTAAAATCGTATCTCGTGTAACTGGTGCTGCTGGAACAAGTGGAAACTACTCCGAGACTAACATTGATTACTCTGAAGGAACAAGATTCGGATCAATCAAAGCATCAGATGCAGTGTTCTTTGTTAATGCTACTGGTATTAACACCAGCACACAGGGTAATAGCATTACAGCACAATCAATGTCTGTTCAAACAGTTGCTGACTGGTATAATTCACAGACTCTAGATTTAGATAATGCATCTATATTCTGGAAATCACTAGCACCAAAACCAACAACTAACACTTATGTGTCAGATAGAGCTGGTGAGGGTGATGGTATTCATGTCGCTGTTGTTGATGACTTTGGAGTTGTAACTGGTATTAAAGGTAATGTTATTGAGAAGCATCTAGGTCTTTCAAAAGCGGTTGATGCTGTTTCATCTGTAAATTCACCTCAGAAGATATACTATAAGAACTACGTTGCAGACTTCTCTGATAATATATACGCAGGATTCAATCCATCAAACTCAGAAGACACTTATCATAAGACTGCTCCAAGAGCAACTGGATTCGGAACTGCATTTACACCATTCTCAATAGCAGAAGGATTATGGAGTTCTAATGCACAAGACACTACATTTTCTGCTATCGGTAATGTAACATACACACTTGGTGGTGGTGAAGATTACCAAGCAGGAGTTCCACAACTTGGTGGAAACGGTGGTATGAGAGCAGATTTAGGTGATCTGATGACATCCTACGATGAGTTCTCTAACAAAGATGAGATTGAAGTTGACTTCCTCATCATGGGGCCAGGATGTAGTTCTAAAGATCAATCTCAAACAAAAGCAAATAAACTAATCGCACTTGCCACTGCAAGAAAAGACTGTATTGCTACTATCGGGCCACACAGAGCAGATTTAGTTAACATTACAAATACAACAACTCAAACAAGTAACTTAATTGAGTATTTTAGCCCACTGACAAGTTCTTCTTATGCAGTATTTGATAGTGGTTACAAGTATACATACGATAGATTCAATAATGAATTCGTCTTTGTTCCAACAAACGGTGATATCGCTGGATTGATGGCAAGAACAAGTCTTGTTTCATTCCCATGGTTCTCACCAGCAGGGCAACAAAGAGGATTAATAAACAATGCTATTAAATTAGCATACAATCCAACAAAAGATCAAAGAGATCAACTTTATCCTCAGAGAATCAACTCTGTTATCACCAAACCTGGTGTAGGAACATTACTCTTTGGTGATAAAACTGCATTATCATTTGCATCAGCATTTGATAGAATTAACGTTCGTCGTTTATTCTTAACTGTTGAACAAGCTCTTGAGAGTGCTGCTGAAGCACAACTCTTTGAGTTAAATGATGAACTTACAAGAGCAAACTTCAGAAACATTGTTGAACCATTCTTGAGAGATGTCGAAGCAAAACGAGGTATATACGGATTCTTAGTTATTTGCGACACTACAAATAACACCCCTGATGTTATTGATAATAATGAGTTCAGAGCTGATATCTTCTTGAAACCTGCGAAGTCAATCAACTACGTTACTCTAACGTTTGTTGCAACTAGAACAGGAATCAGTTTTGAAGAAGTCGCTGGCCGCGTTTAACTTTATAAATATAACTATCGGAGGAAACTAAAACAATGGCCGTATCAAGAGACAACAAAACAATCTCAGATTTTAAATCCAGATTACTGGGTGGTGGTGCTAGACCGAATCTATTTGAAGTTGAATTAACAACTTTGCCAACGAGTGTAGCACTCCCATGGCAAGCAGAAAGATTTGGTTTCTTATGCAAGGCAGCACAGATGCCAGCACAAACCATCGCTAACATAGACGTTCCATTTAGAGGTCGTATTTTTAAAGTCGCTGGTGATAGAACAATTGAAAACTGGTCAATCACAATAATCAACGATGAAGACTTCTTATTCAGAAATGCATTTGAAGAGTGGACACAACAGATCGCAAACCTAGATGATAACATGGGATCAACAAACCCTGCATCATATATGGTAAATGCTAAAGTTTATCAATTAGGTAGAGGATCTACACAAGCAAGTCAAAACAATGGTGGTGACTCAAACGTAGTTCTAAAAGAATATGAGTTTATTGATATATTCCCAGTATCTGTAGGATCTATTGATTTATCTTACGATTCAACTGATACTATTGAGGAGTATACTGTTGAATTTGCAGTTCAGTCTTACAGACTTAAGGGTGCTGGAGTACAAGGTTAATTTAAGTTGACTAAATAGAAGAAAGAAACTATAATTCATATAGAGTAACTCTATTATGGCTAAATTATTTGGATTCTCGATAGAGGATTCCGAACCACTATCTCCTACTGCGGTCTCTCCTGTTCCTCCTAATAATGAGGATGGGAATGATCACTATATGAGTAGTGGTTTTTTTGGTTCTTATGTAGATATGGAAGGTATCTACAGAACCGAATATGATATGATCAAAAGATATCGTGAATTAGCACTTCAACCAGAAGCTGATAGTGCTATTGAAGATATCGTTAATGAAGCAATTGTATCTGACACAAATGATACACCTGTTCAAATTAATCTTGACAATTTAAATGCTAGTGATGGTATAAAAACAAAGGTTAGACAAGAATTTAAACATATTTGCGATCTATTAGATTTTGATAAGAAAGCACATGAAATCTATAGAAACTGGTATGTAGATGGAAGAATATATTATCATAAGATAATTGATTTAAAAAAACCTGAAGAAGGTATTCAAGAATTACGTTATATTGACGCAATTAAAATGCGTTATGTTCGTCAACAAAAAAAGACTAAAGGTGACGGGGGAATTAAAATAAACAGGGGTAATACACCAGATCCTATGGATTATAAATTTCCAGAGATCGAAGAATTTTTTATATACAATGCTAGTGGCAAATATCCAACAGGAAATATAAATGCAACTGGTGCTAGTCAAGGAATGAAAATAGCCAAAGATGCAATTACATATTGCACCTCTGGTTTAGTCGATAGAAATAAAGGAGCAACACTTTCATATCTTCATAAAGCAATCAAATCTATCAATCAACTTCGTATGATTGAAGATAGTTTGGTGATTTACAGACTTTCAAGAGCTCCTGAGAGAAGAATCTTCTATATAGATGTAGGTAATTTACCTAAGATAAAAGCAGAGCAATATCTCAGAGATGTGATGATGCGATATCGGAACAAATTAGTTTACGACGCTAACACAGGAGAGATCCGCGATGACAAGAAGTACATGGCAATGCTTGAAGATTTCTGGCTCCCTAGGAGAGAAGGAGGCCGTGGAACTGAAATTTCTACTTTGCCTGGAGGTCAAAACCTTGGTGAAATCACGGATATTGAGTACTTCAAAAAGAAATTATATAGGTCGCTCAACGTACCGCCTTCCAGAATGGATGGAGAGGGAGGATTCAATTTGGGAAGATCCTCAGAAATATTAAGAGACGAATTAAAATTCACAAAATTTGTAGGTAGATTAAGACATAGATTTTCTAGAATGTTTGACGATATGCTGAGAACTCAGCTTATATTGAAGAACATTATTACCCCAGAAGACTGGGAAATAATGAGTGAACACATACAATATGACTTTTTATATGATAATCACTTCTCTGAATTAAAAGAAACAGAACTCTTTAATGAGAGAATTACAGTTGCAGCAGCTGCTGAACCATACGTTGGAAGATACTATTCTCAAGATTATGTAAGACGTAGAATACTTCGTCAGACAGATATGGAGATAATAGAGCAAGACGCATTAATGAAAAAAGAAATTGCTGATGGTGTAATTCCAGATCCAAATGCACCAGTTGATCCACAAACAGGTCAACCAATTGGTGGGGAAGATCTAGGAGCTCCAGTTATGGAACCTGAGATAGATGGGTCTGCAACTGAAGCACCAGAACTACCTAAAGGTGGTGAAATATAATCTGCACTACCTGTAGTGTATAAATACTATACGAGTAATTTAAAATCATGGATGAATTAATGGATATGATGGCAACTGACGAGTCTCCATCACAAATCAGCGATAAGATCAAAGAGATTCTATTCAATAAATCAGCAGAGAGAGTTGATGCTTTCAAAACTGATGTTGCGAATGGAGTTTTTGGTGATGTCGATGTTGATGATGAAGAATTAGATGATGAAGTTGTTGATGAAGTTGAAGTTGAAGATGAAGTAGAAACTGAGGATGAAACCGAAGTTGAAACTGAATTAGAAGATCAACAATAAATTATAAATAAAAGTTAAATGAAACTATTAGCATAATGGCACATAGAACCGTTGGAGTAGGTCAAACGATCCGTTTATCGGGAACAGCGACGACATCTACTGCATTTAAAGTACAATCAAATGTTTTAAGAATAGTAGCGTCGGGTGCTAATGCCTATGTTGCGATAGGAACTGACCCAGTTGCAACTGCTACTGATTATATGGTTACTTCTAATCAACCAGAAACTTTAGCGATGTTAAAAATGTCGCAAAGAGTTGTTAGTATTACTAAAGGATCAACAACAGTTCTTGCAGCTCCTGAAGGAACTCAAATGCCTTTTAATTTAGGTGATCGAGTTACTTTAGATTATGAAGGTGATTCTACAAATGACTCTAATTATACTACTTTAATTAATGACACAAAAGTTGTTGGTAAAAGTAGAAGTGCTGGAGTCGGTGGTGACTTTGAAGAAAAAATCACTGTTGAGGCAAACACTGCTGGTGTTTCTACTGCATTCACTCCAACAGGAAATGCTACATTATTCATGTCTAATAAAGTATCTGTAATTTCACCAAATTCAGATGCAAACTCAGTTGTTCAAATTCAACAAGTTCAAACTACAGGTAGTGCGTAATGAAACTAATTAGGGAAGAAATCGAATCTGTTGAGTTTCTTGTCGAACAAAAGAACGGCAAGAAATCAATGTATATCGAAGGTGTTTTCTTACAAGGAAATATCAAAAATCGTAACGGCAGAATGTATCCTATGGAAACTCTTCGTAGAGAAGTTGGTCGTTACAATGAGAATCATATTCAATCAGGTCGTGCTCTTGGAGAACTTGGTCATCCAGAAGGCCCAACTGTAAACCTTGATCGTGTATCTCATAAGATCGTTTCTCTAAAAGAGAGTGGATCTAACTTCATTGGTAAAG